CTGTGTGTTTGAAGATCTGGGCTGCAAGACGAACATTTATTGGCACGCTCACCTCGATGTTTCCTTCAACGCGCCTTTATTTTCGAAAGAGTGACCAATGGCCGAAGAACAATACTGCACTGACCAAACCGCCACACCTCCTTCGATCGAGCAGCTGATCGAACGTTGGTGGGCCGACCATTTCCCGGGTTCGGCGGTTGCCCGCGACACGCAGGCCTGGAATATCGCCCACGCCGCCAAGGAGAAGCTGAAGCGGCTATTTAAGGGGAGTAATTAACATGCAGTTAAGCTTCGGCTCAGGCGCGATATGGGGCGAACGCACCGATGTAATCGGATCGGGAATCGGCCCACGGCAATTCGGCGTTCTGCAAGACATACAGATCGATTTCGACTGGAGCGACAAAGAGCTCTACGGCCAGCTCCAGTTCCCGGTGGCAATAGCGCGTGGGCAGGGCAAGATAACCGGGAAAGCTAAATTCGCGCAGATCCTCGGTTTGCTGTATTCGGATATTTTTTTCGGGGTGAGCCCCGTTACGGGGCAGTTTGCCGTCTCGCAGCTGGAGGCTGCCATGGTTCCGGCGACGACACCCTACGCCGTCATCCCCGCCAATGCGGCGAGTTACAATGACGATCTCGGTGTCAGCTATGCCGGAAGCGGCAAACGTTTTAACCGGGTAACCACGGCTTCGAGCGCCGGCCAATACTCGGTCGACTTCGCTACCGGCGCGTATAGTTTCTCCTCTGCCGACGCTAGTGCCGCGATTTTGATCTCGTACACATACAATATCGCAACAAGCGGCAATAGGGTAACCCTCGCGAACCAGCCTATGGGGATTACTCCTACCTTCAAGGCGACGTTTTACACTGCTTACAACGGCAGCGGCACCGCGCTTCGCCTGAACGTGTGCACGGCAAATAAATTATCTTTGCCGACTAAGCTCGATACCTGGACAATCAGCGAACTCGATTTCATGGCTTTTGCTGACGCTTCGGGAATGATCGGTTATCTGAGCACGGTGGAGTGATGATCCCCGGTGCGGTGGTTACAATGGGCGGCCAAGATTGGATAGTGCCGCCACTTACCCTCGGCCAGCTCCGCCGGTTGATGCCCAAGGTAAGGCAACTGACCGAAATCGGCGCGTCGATGGGCGAAGCGCAAATCAACGTATTGATCGACATCGTCACCGCGGCGCTGCAGCGCAACTATCCCGAGACGACGCCGGACAAAGTCGAAAATCTGCTCGATCTCGGGAATGCCAGTGCCGTCCTGAATGCCGTTCTGACCGGCTCCGGACTAAAGCCAAACGGGGCCGCTTTGGGGGAAGCGTCTGCCCCCGGAACCACCCCGGGGGCAGACAGCGCGCGCGACATGTTAGTTTCGGACATGATTTCGGAAACGGTGACCCCTGGCGAGAGATCTATGGTCTCCTCGCGACCGTCTGTGGATACAGCTACCGCGTAATTGACGAGATGACGCTCTTCCAGGTCGAGGAGCTGACATCTTACTGGGCACAGCACCCGCCGGTGCACTTACTGGTCGCGGCGTATCTTGGCGTCGGCAGAGATAAACACGCATCGCCGCCGTCAATTTCGACGGGACGAGGACAGCGACCGAGTTCGGATTCCAGCTCGTTGCTCGCTCAGCTGGGGCCAGGTCTTGGTGCGGGGAACGTTAATGTCGGGCTCTCGCCTGTGGTCCTCGATTTTGCCGAACTCCGCCTTCAGGCGGGAAGTCCTGACTAGGCACCCGCAGAAATCAGGCGATCCGCACGCAGCGGCAGCGGCAGCTTGTTAGGAAGAGGCTATAATGGCCGATATTGAAACCAACGTCGTTATCAGCGCTCAAATCGACGGCCTCCGATCGGGAATGGAGGCAGCAGCAAATTCTGTTCAAGCCGCGACCGATGCGATGCGCAGTCAACTTGCCGGACTCCGCGACATTGCCCAGCAGGCGCAGTTGCAGCTTAACGCCGCTACCGGTCAAATCGGAACGGGTATCGGTGCATTGCAGACCAAAGCTGCCGACCTCGCGGAGTCGGCAGCCGCTAGTATGATGCCGACCACTGGGCCCGGGGATATCTCCAGCGTTGCACCGGCCAGTCTCGCATCCGGCAACGCGGGCGATGTTGCCGCTGATGAAAAGCTGTGGGCAGAAGAGCTGGTTGCTTACCAGAAGTTCCAGAGCGATAAGGAAAAAATCGACTTTCAGGCGGCACAGACCAGCCAAAGAACCTGGCAGACCCTAATGCAGCCGATCCAGCGTGCCTTCGATACCTCGATCACCGGCATGATATTGGGTACGACGACATTGCAGAAGGCGGTTGGGAACATCGCGCAGTCCATACTTGCGGAATTCGTCAACCTGGGCGTCAAAATGGCTACCAACTGGATCGCCAGTGAGCTCGCCATGACAACCGCAACAGAAGCCGGCGCAGCGGCTCGCACTGCGGCCGACAGCGAAGGAATTGCGGCTGGACTAGCGATCAAGGCCGCAAATGCCGTCAAGAGTATCGTAACCGATTCAGCGCAGGCGTTCTCGGGCATCTTTGCATTCCTGGCTCCGATTATGGGACCGGCGGCGGCCGGGCCGGCCGCGGCCGGAGAGGCCACGGTAATGGCCGCCGCCGGCGGCATCGCTTCCGCAGCGGGCGGTTGGATGGTCCCCTCGGACCAGCTCGCGATGGTGCATCAAAACGAAATGATCCTGCCGGCGAATATCAGTCAGGGCCTTCAGAACATGATCTCCGCCAATGGCGCAGCCGGGGCTGGTGCGGTCGTGGTCAACGTTTCCGCGATCGACACTCAAGACGTAAAGCGCTTTTTCCAGAGCAATGGAAGCCTTCTCGTCGCTGCGGTCAACAAGGCGATGCGCAACGGCTCAATGCTGCGGACGGCGTGATGCCTCTGATTTTCCCGACCTTGCCTGGGCTTGCCTGGAGCGTCACTAAAAGTCCGACTTTTCAGACGCGCATCCAGCGCGCGGTGTCCGGGCGCGAATCGCGCGCGCTCGACTATCCTTATCCGCTGTGGCAATTTGCACTGGTCTACGACTTCCTGCGCGACAATCCGGCAGCTGGCTACGACGAGCTGAGAACCCTGCTTGGCTTCTTTATGCTCTGCCAGGGAGGGTTCGGCACATTCCTGTTTCAAGACCCCAGCGACTGCCAAGTCGCCGGACAGCAGATCGGGATCGGCGATGCGAGCACGCCCGCCTTCCAGCTCCAGCGCGCAATGGGTACAAGTTTGCCCGGTGGTGGCTTCTCGGAACCGATTGTCGCGCCGAATGCCGTACGCGCGATCTATTTCAACGGGATTACGCAGGATCCGACGACCTACAGCGTCGACCCGACCACTGGGCTGGTGACATTTGAAACTCCTCCCACCAGCAGGCTGATCATCACCGCTGATTTCACTTATTATTTCCGCTGTAGATTCATCGACGACAAATACGATTTCGAAAATTTCATGTATCGGCTGTGGCAGGTCAAGAAGTTGACGTTCATATCGGTGCGGTCATGAAAGCGGCGAGCCCCGCCCTGATCGCGCTCCTCTCGAGCACCGACCAGTTCATCATGGCCGACCTGTACACAATCACTTTGGTCGGAGGGTCGGTGCTGCGCTATTCGGCGGCGCCGACTGCGCTCTTCGTGAATGGCTATACCTTTGCGCTTGGCCCTAAATTCGAGCGCTCCAAAACCAAGATTGTTATCGGCACCCAGGTCGACGAGCTGGAAGTCACGATCTATACCGAGCCGACAGATCTAATCGGCGGGGTGCCTTTTCTGCAGGCTGCCTGGCAGGGGCAGCTCGACGGCGCACTCCTGCAGCTCGAACGCGCGTTCATGCCGACCTATGGCGACACGAGCCCGGGAACGGTCATCCTCTTTGCCGGCCGTATTTCGGATCTCGACTGTGCCCGTACTGGCATCGACGTCAAATGCCGCTCGCATCTCGAGCTTCTGAATATCCAGATGCCGCGTCGGCTGTGGCAGTCATCGTGCACTCACACCTTCGGCGACGCGATGTGCCAGTTCGATCGATCCAGCATGCAGGCGACATTTGCGGCCGAGGCCGGCTCGAGTGAAGCTCAAATCGCGACCTCTGTCAGTCCAACTCCGCCAAGCCTGTATATACAAGGAACCGTGATTGGCGTAACGGGCGCAAATGCCGGATCAAGCCGCACAGTCGCAAACATTGCTGTCGGCTGGGTTTACGTAAAGCTGGCATTTCTCTCGCCTGTCCTCGCGGGTGACCAATTCCAATTGCTCCCGGGTTGCGACCGCACACTTTCGACCTGTCAGAACCTCTTCAAT